TCAAAAACCATCACCTGATCGTCCGGCCTGACATTGTCCGTGGCCGAGCCCGTCGGCGCGAGTTCTTTGCGGTCGAGCGCTTCTCCTGCCGATTCGGCGTAAACGGCAGCGCCGTCAACCTTGATCTTGTACGTGTCCTCAACGTACTCCCGGCTCATCGGTACACACTGGCACATCCAGTCGGCCTGCGGGTAGTCCGAGAAATCGCAGATCATCGGATCGATGATGAGCTGATCAGTCGGCACCCGGTCGATCACAAGGCCGGTAATCGTCTGCGGCTCCGGGTCCTGCTGATAGCCGGAGATTGTCTCCAGAAGCTCCTGGCGCTTGGCTTCGAGTTGTTCATGCCCCTGCAGATCATCGTCAGCAAGCTCAGAAGCCAGGCCGTCAATGCGGGCCAGGTTGTCCTGGGCGTCCTGCAGGCGGCTCCGTATGATCGTATCCGTGGAAAGGTCCCGCTGAAAGCTCACCTTCAGCACGCCGTAGGAGTTCGTGAGGGCCGCGCGTACAACGCTCTTGCCGCGGGCTTTAAGTTCCGCCCGTTCGAGGTAAGCGTTAAGCACTTCCTGCAGCGTGTCGCAGAACTTTGTGAGTTCGGCATTGGCCTCATCAGCACGGCGCCGGCACCGGATGGAAATTTCCGGATTACGGGCGTAGAGATTCGGCATGATGCCGCGGATCGTGGACTCGATGAGGTTGATGCGAAACGGCATGAAGTCCGGATCATCAGCCTTTTTCTCCGTATTGAAGTTGGCCGTCAGCTTGCGGTTGTACCGGCAGCGGTCATAAAACCACTTCCAGTGCTTCTTGGCAGCGTCAATGCGCTTCTGCCACTGGCGGGCAAGCTTATCGGGCTCTTGGGGAGCGTCTTGGATTTTTTCCGGCTCAATGATGAGGATCGAGTCCGGCGTCTGCATATCCGGCACCGTCCCAGGCTGAGCGGCAATGAGGTCTTCTTCCATGTGTATGCGCAGGTTGTCTCAATGGTGTAGCGGTTGTAACCCGAAAAAGCGAAGGCCGGGCAAGATTTCTTTCAAGTCCTGTCGAAGTCAACCTCGAAGGTGATGCCGTCGTCCGTGATTTCCGCATCAGACTCTGTGCGCTCATCCCGGATATCGTCCTTGTTCGGATTACGGCGACGGCGCATGATCCCGTAGCGCAGGGCGTCGCCCGCATGGTCTTCGCACGTGGTATCGACGTCTTCAGGGTTGTAATCGTCCGGCGGCATGGCCGGGATCGTCCGGATGCAGTTTTTGCAGGAGCGGAAGAACTTGAGCCGCCCCTCCGCGAGCAGGCGCACGATTTCCTGCCAGCCGTTCACACGGCTGCCGCGGGCATTCCAGGCGGGAAGCCACTTGATACCCTCATCCCGGAAAATGCGGCCGATACTGCGCTCGGCCCCGGTGTTCGAGAAAATAGCCGGGTCCGCAAGATTCATCCGGTACTCGTACCCCAGGCGCGAATCATGCTTTTCGATGGCCTTGATCTTCTTGGCCACATCGACGGCCGATTCCTTGCTGCCGACATTCGGCATATCGGCGTCAATGCCGTAAAGCTCGCGCCACACGTAGAAAACGCCGTCCTCGGACAGTGCCAGCCAGAGCACGGCATAAGGCTTTGAATAACCCCAGTCCATCGACTTCCACACCTTCCAGCTCGAAGGGATCGGGAACGGATCGACAACGCACGTGCGTTCGTCCCACACCTCCGCAAAGAACGTCCCGATGTTGATGTCCCAGTCACCGTAAAGCCATGCCTTCTTGCGCGCAGGGTCTTTGAGCGACTCAAGCGTCTTGATGTAGTCAGGGTCGGAGGCCATGAGAATCGTGTTCTCAGTGAGCTGAGAATGGATGTAGACGCGCTCGCGGCCGGGCTCGCCCCACGCCTCACAGGGCTTACGCTTACCAATCTCGAAGCGCTCCTTTACCCAGGTGTGCCCCTTGCCGTACGGGTTGGTTGTAGCCCGGACAAAGTGCGGGATGCCGGGAACAGATGAGCGGCACGTGGAGAGCATGGCCTCGTAAAAGCCCGAGTCCTTCCAGTTCGTCAGCTCCTCAAAGCCCAGAAACGGATAAGCGTGGCCGTGGTAGTTCCAATAATCGTCGGCCGTCTGCCCATTGCGGAACAACAGGGCCTCACCGGTAGGCCAGTGCCACTCGTGCTTGGTGACGTTGTACTTGGCGTTCGGAAAGATGCGTCGAAACCACTTGAGGCTTTTTGTCTCAAGGTCGCGGAGTTCCGGATAGGTCTGACGAAAGATAACGCCCCGCCATTCTTCGCCGTATCCGGCCCCGACAAGCTGAGCAAAGTCCATGAGCAAAGCGTCAGTCTTGCCGCCGCCGCGGTTTCCCTCGAGAAGCACCTCAAAGAACGGGCAGGAAAGAAAGTTCGTCTGGGAACCCGGCAAGGGCTGCCAGATGACGCGCGGTTCACTGCCCATTCCAGTCTTCCTTTGAGGCCACTCCGGGCACCTTCATGACGCCCGTGCCGGCATCGGCGTCCTTGGCCCCGTCGTCCTTCTCGAACATCTGCAGGTGCTTGGCAACATCCGCGAGCAGGTTGCGCAGGGAATTGGCATCGAGGTTCTTGTAAACCTTGTTCCCGTCCCGGTCCAACACCGGCAGCCCGTCAGCCGTTGTCGCCAGTACTTCCTGGGCGCAGGTCTTAATCGCCTGCTTCCAGAACTTACGGACGAAATCGGCGGAAAGTTCCGCCCTGGCATCAGCCTGCTTCAGTCGCTCTTCAACGGCCTTCGCAATCTCCGGACGTCCAAGGAGCTTGTACCCGATCACCCCCGCAGACTTCGTTGCATAACCGGCGCGCCTGGCTGCGGCAGACGCATTGCAGTCAACAGCGTACTCCTCAATGAAGCGCTTTTGCTTTGCCGACAGCTGAGCAGGCTTTTTCTTCGGCTTTTTGCTTTTGCTTGTCGGCATTGTCCTCATACGGCCGCAGCAGTTTGAGCTGCAGCGGCACCTCATCATTGATGCGATCCATGTAACGAACGGCCGCCCGGGGAAGGTCACCGCGGGCCCCGTATGTGAAGGCAACAATGACGCCGGCTCTCCCGCTCGGAGTCACGACGAAAGAGCCGACGTCAAGTTGCTTAGAACCCACTATGCCGCCTTTTTGCTTGTTCGTGGAAGAAAATCCAAGGTCACAACCACTTTCCCGCCTCTGACGACTTCTTCCTTGAAGATCGGCTCGAGAATGTGAAACTTCTTGTCGTTGAGCCCTAATGCGTCAGCCACGCCGTCCAGGGCGGACTTCATGGCCGCCAGCTGATTGTCCTCGTCACGCTGACGGTGATCCGGCGGATAGAACGTGAGCCGAACGCCGACCTTCCCTTCCTCCGGAATCTTGGGCTTAGGGCCCCTCCCGATCGCCAGGGACGTGTAAAAGAATCCGGCCGCCCTGTAGGCCTTGGCCGACTTGGCCCGGGCCCGCCAGTGAGCGCGGCCATTTGGGAACAAAATCCGGTTCGGGTACGGCAGTTCAATGTTGAGGTAAATGCTCATGCCGAAACCCCCGCCCCTTTTATGTTTTTTTGAGCCTCAGCAGCCTGCTCTTTCAGTTCGATCTGCCCCTCAATCAGCCCGAGCTGAAAGTACTTCTTCTCCTGGGGATTCATGGCGTTGATGTCAGCCTGATACCGTGACGGTGCCTCACCGCTGCGGCCGATGCCGTAACCGAGCTTGTGAGCCCGGTTGATTTTTTCGGCCATTGCGGCCGTCATTTTTGCCATTGCGTTTACTCCTTCTTGCTTTCAAAAACTGATCGGCGCCGTCCATTCGGCGGATAAATCTTTTCCCTTTCGGCCCGGACAGCGCGGTCGAAGGCCTCGAAGTCTTCCGTGAAGCGGTAGTAGAGCGTTATGGAGTCGAGGTTCGGAATGCCGTTGGACATCTCCGGCCGCTCGTCAAAGCTCGTGTAAAGCTGCCTGTTGTCCGAAAGGTAACCAAGCGCCTCCGTAACGGCCGGGACGCTTGTTCGTGACTGCTTCTCGATGTCTTGGCGGGTCCGTGAGATACCGCTGTGGGCCCGCATCCACCGTACGCACTTACGTGCCGCCGGGCTGATCTCGTTAAGGCGCATCCGACTTCTCCAGTTCGGACCTGTAGTCTGTAAGCTTGTTTTTCAGCTGGAGCACCTTGTCGGCGTACTCCAGCCCCTCATCGGCCATGCGGTAATTGCCGTCGGCGGCGAACTCGTCGGCGCGGTTGAGGGCACTGTTCCAGTGAGAGTGCACGATGAGCACGAGGCTTTTGGCCTCTTTCCGAGTCAGCGCGATACGAGGCCACTTCTTCTCTGGCAGCGTGTTTTCTGCGATCTCCAGCTGCTTGTCAATGTAGTTGCGAAGATCGTTACAAGTCCGGATCGATCCAGTGATGACAGACCGGCGCCTGGATGATGTCTCACAGGCCGCATCCTGAATCGCGAGGCAGCGGAGTTCATCGAGAAAGTTTGAGATCGCAATGAGCTGTGCGGCCGTAAAGGGCACGAGTACGGCCTTGTCCGTTGTTTCTGTCATGCCGCCTCCGGATGAAAAACGATTTCCCGGTTGATCTCTTCTTCGGTCTTTCCGAGCATTCCGGCCGCAATAAGCTGAGCCTCATCAGGCGTGCCCATGGCATACGGGGCAGGTCGGGAAAGCTTGCGCGAATCCAGGCCGAGCCCATGCAGGTAAATCTGTGTGAGGTACGTCATGTCGTCGGCCTCCCAGTCGCCGCGGCTCTTGCGGAAGCGTTCGAGGTAGGCCACCTGGGCCGTATGAAGCGGACGGCCGAGCTCCGGGTGCTCGTGCATGAAGCGGAGCCGAAAGACGTGGAGAATGGGACTCAGGGGCTTGGCACGCTGCCAGCGCAGGTAGTCGAGGCGCCACCGCGGAATGGGAATGCCTGCGCCCTGAACGGCCCTGCGCATACTCCCGCGGCGTTCGGTCTCGGTGTTGGCTGCCATTTCCGCGCGCTGCGCCCGGCGTTCGTCAAGCTCCCTGCAGAGTTTCACGATGTCGTAAGGGGTCGGTGCCGCCTTGTGGTTGATCGGCCAGTCGTTGATCACGCGCACGGCCGTCTGGCAGTCGATGTCGCACAGGGCGTTCTGCCAGATGTCCCAGCCGGTCTCGGTGACGTTCTTGCCGCCGGTGACAGCAATGACACCCGACAGCAGCTCCCTGACGTAGCGGTTGAAGTCAAGCTTGTCCATCGTTTTCGTCCTTTCGGAGCTGCTTTTCGCCCCGGATAATCGCTTGGATTTCTTCAAAGGAAGCCGGCTTCACCTTGTCGGCCTCGGTTTTCTTTCGGAAGGTCTTGCGCTTCCAGTCCGGCATTGAGAGCACAGAGTTGCGGAACGTGGCAAACCAATCGAGCTTCACGCCTTTGGCACCGGGCACCGCGATCCAGTAGTTCCGGAATTCCTCGAAGGCTGCCTTCGGATCAAGATCAGGGGCTTTTTCTTCCGCCCACCGCTCCCAAGGCTCCGGGAGCTCCTTCAGGTCAAGCCGTGTTCCGCGCTTTTCCTTTTTCGCCGGTTTCGTCTCCGGCGGAGGCAAAGGCTCAAGAGCGCCCCCAACCTTTATTTCTTGTTCTTGTTCTTGTTCTTGCTCTTGTATTGGCATACCCTTCGGGAAGGGTTCCTGAAACCCTTTCGGAGCGATATGGCAAATATCTCCGAAAGCATCAACAAAAGCCTTTAAACCCTTATCAGTATTGGATGCGCACTGTTTTGCCTTCAGTAAAACTTCGTGCTTTAAGCCGCACTCCGGCAGATAATCAAGGGCAACAGCCCAACCTTTAATGACGTTCGGATTCTCCGGCGGGTTGTATTTCAGGAAGTTCGGAGCGAAGACCAGAAAGGACTTTTCGTCATACCTCACGATCCCCTTTGACAAGAGTTCATGAAAGGGTTCCTGAAACCCTTTCTCAGTCAGTCCGAGCTCCTGCGCCATACCGGCAGCTGAGATGCGGAAAGCTCCCAGACTCGTCATGCTCGGATGCGTCAGGATGAAAAAGAAAGCGCGCTGTGCCTCATGTGAAAGCGAAGCGAACTTTTCATCGTTCCATATACGCGGGTCGATTTTTCTATATCGAGCCATAGCAGCACCTTCACAAAATGCCGCTCAAAAGCTTCCAGTCAACATCGGGACGTAACTGCTCCCTGGTGATGCGGCAGGAAGTGGCCCGTTCGATCTTCGCCGCCAGCTTGACGCCCGGATGACGCTTATCGCCATAGATAAGATTGTTCAGATACCGCCTGTTAATTCCGCACTTGGCTGCTACGGCATCTTTTTCCTCTGCAGTGAGAGAGCGGAAAAAGGACTTCGCGGTTTCGTTCATTTAAACACCGTACAGGTTGATGAATATAAACTGTATGATACACTATAAATGTGTTCGTGTTGCAACCGTCGGTGCATTTTTATGGTGTATTTGGCGGATAATGGTCAAAATTGACCGGAGAACACCATGATTGACCTACCGAAAATTCGGCTTGAGAACTTTGAGAAGGTTCGTGAGCAGTACGGGACAGCAGCCGAATTGGCTCGGGCGCTTGAACGTTCACCGCAGCAGATCAACGATATGCTTGCCGGCAAAAAGTCATTCGGCCCGCGTATCGCCAGGTACATTGAAGAAAAGCTGAATCTCGGAAAGGGATTCCTGGATGAACCGCATGAACTCACCGGCACCAAGATTTCTCGTTCGAAGAAAATCCCCGTGCTTTCGTTCGTTCAGGCCGGCCTGCCCACCGATAGTGGCGACAACTCGTACGATGAATGGATCGATGTGGGCGACGACGTGCCGGACAATGCTTACGCCCTGACGATCAAAGGCTCGTCAATGGAACCCGTGTTTCATGAAGGCGAAACAGTGATTGTGAACCCAGACTTGTCCCCCAGGCCAGGCGACTATGTCGTTGCGAGAATCGACAACGGCTGCATGAATGAAGCCACGATGAAGCAGTACGCCGTCACAGGATTCGATAAGTACGGCCGTGAAACATTTGAACTGCGACCGTTGAACCCTTTGTACCCGACGCTATCGTCCCAAGAGCTGCAGTTGCAGCTTTGCGGCGTGGTGGTTGAGTGCAGAAAGAGGTTTCGGTAATGGTTGAACATACTGGCGGTATCGTCGCCTGTAACCCCTGAAAGATTTCAAGACAAGGACCTGTTATTTGAGAGGTTACACGTCATGGATCCGAGACAACTGAAAGTCTTAAAAGACAAGACAAAAGTGCTTGAGGCTTATCCTGATTTTGCACCGGGAAGCCGCAGCAAGGACTTTCCGAAGCCACTCAAGCAATTACGGCGTTACGACATGGTCAGCGATCTGATAACAGTTGCCGACCACCATGTCATCGCCTTTGCCGTCCGGAGACGAGAATTACAAATTGATTGTAAGTTTTACGGGTACTGGGGTCTGAAAACCGATGAAAACAAGTTGCTCCCCATTATGATCATGCATTATCACCCGGACCATAAGGGTATCCATATCCTCGTGCCCTGCAATACAGATCCCCAGCGCGACTTCACCTCCCGGGAACTGCCAGGGGCCCCTGAGTTAAACCTGTATCCGGGCATTGCGCCGGATATCCGCACAGATGAAGGCGTATGCAAACTGATTGAGTTGTTTTGTCAAGCTGCCGGCATTACCATTAGCGGGAAACGGTTCGTCCAAGGATCGTTGTTTTAGCCATGAATATCAACATCTGCCAGCTTTTTAAAGTACGTAATAACGTCGAAAGCGGAGTCTCTCTCGTAGAGACCCCGCTGGCATACGTTGGTACCAACGACCATGCAGTTATTCGTGTCCGCCCTCTGCCGGGTAATCGCTACCAAATATCCGACGGAGGAAACGCCGATTGGTTTGCCTCAACAGCCGGCTTCGACTTTGAGGGAAGCGCCGCCAATTACTTTATCTCAGAGCAGGCGGCACTGTTCGGCATCCAAGTCAACGATGAAGGAGAAATCTTCTCTGTTGCACAGGCAGACGACCTGCCAGTGCAGATTCTGAGGGTGGCTCAATGTTCCGTTTCTCTCTATTCAACCGTTGTCCTGCGCCCGCAAAAGGTTGCCAGCGCATTCAAGGATGAACTGCGGGAAGCAATCTTCTCCGTGATGCAGAAAGAAGAAGTACAGGAGAAGTATGTTGTGCCTGATTCGCACGAAATAACAGTTGACTACTTTCTAAGCCGTGCCTCCTTCGCTCCGATTTATATCGTTGCTGCCGCAGACAAGTCCCGTCTTCTGGAAGCAGAACTACTGAGCGTACAGTTACGCAGTCAGCAACGAAAAGATCGGGTTATTGCCGTCATCGAAAGCCAATCAAAGGTAGGTCGTGCCGAATATGAGCGTTCTTCATACTTCGTGGACAAGTCGCTGGTGTTTGACAAAGAACAATTGCCGCAAATGCTCAGGACTCTGAACTAAGCGCCAGCTGCCAAACGACCACAAGAGCCGCCTTCGGGCGGTTTTTTGTTGCCTTGCGTTTTGACATTCGTCAAATATACATCATTTAATACACTTTCTGGGTTTCTTATTTGGTTGCTAAATAGTTGCTTTTGTGGTGTAATCTTCATACACCAAAAACAACTGAATCACAGGACACCAAATGACTCTCGACTACGCATTCCGGATGGGCCTTCTGGCCGACATTGAAGAAGACCGCTTTTGGTCCCAGGCAAGAGTGCTGATCGCCATCGCGGCCGTCACCGGTCTTGTGACGCTTTTGAAGTGGGTGCTGGCATGAAACACGAATGGTTCGAGAACGCCATTGCGGCCGCGGGCTTCATCGTCCTCATGTACACCCTGCTTTCCCTGCCCGGCTACTAGAAACGAGAAGGCCGCGAGCCTTTTGGCGAGCCGCCCGCCCGTAGCGAGACGAAGGTAATGATTCTTTCACTGGGCGGCTCACCAAAAAGCCCGTGGGTACGCGTTACCCGAAGGCCAACAATAGGCGGACGACTGAACGATCCGTCAAAAGTGGTGAAAGTCCATGCGAATACCCTGACGATACCGGATATTGGGACACCGGCTAAGGGCGAAGTGCTCACCCAAGAGACAGCTGAGGCGTACGCCAGAGGGCGGCGCGGCGGGCGTAACACACCGTCACCTCAGTGAAAAGGCCAACTCAAGCTCACTACCAAGCGAGCTTGAGTGGGGCTTTTCAGGGCTTTCTTTGTAAAATAAAAGGCCCCTCGTGCTACCAACACGCAGGGGCCAAACAACAAGATTCGTATGGATCATACCAAGTATGAAAGACAAGATTCAACTTTTTGAAGACAAGCGTATTCGTTCAGCATGGGACGAAGCAAAGGAAGAATGGCTTTTCTCCGTTGCGGACGTTGTAGAAGCGCTGACTGGGAGCTCTGACCCGCGTCAGTACATCAAGAAAATGAGAAACAGGGATGCAGAGCTCAACTCCAGGTGGGGTACATTTTGTACCCTAACTGCTTTGAAGGCTTCTGACGGAAAGAAATATCGAACGACTGTCTCTAATTTACAAGGTATTTTTAGAATTATTCAGTCTATTCCGTCACCCAAAGCCGAACCCATAAAGCAGTGGCTCGCAAAGGTAGGGGCAGAACGCATTGACGAAACCGTTGATCCGGAACTCGCGATCGAACGAGCTAAGGAGACATATATCGCCAAAGGGCACTCGCCTGAGTGGGTTACCCAACGCCTTCAGGGCATCAAGACGAGAAACGAGCTGACGGATGAATGGAAAAAACGAGGCGTTGAAAAATCGAAAGACTACGCTACTTTAACAGCCATCCTTCACAAAGCAGCGTTTGACGTAACAATCAAACAACATAAAGAAATCAAAGGATTGAAGAAAGAAAACTTGCGCGACAACATGACCACTCTGGAGACCGCGCTAACCATGCTTGCCGAAGCGTCCACTACAGAACTTGAGCGAACTCAAGACCCAAACACTATGAGTGCTCATATGGATGTTGCAAAAGCAGGCGGTGCCGTAGCTAAGGCCGCTCGCCTTGATATCGAAAAACGTACAGGTCGAAAAGTAGTTTCTTCACAAAACGCCCATGACTTGATAGAAGAAAAACAAAAGCTAGATGCCATAACAGAAAACTAGCGCAACTCATCAACCAAGCCGCCTCCAGGCGGCTTTTTCATACCCGCACAGCGCAGCGCACAACCTGGCGCGCCCACCCGTCCGAGGCTCATAAGAGTCACGGCCCGGCGTATCCGGTGCGGACGGGGAAAAGGCCAACATCAACCCTTGAAACCGAGGGCTGATGTTGACTTTTTCACGGAGAAGACTGCTTCGCTTGTGATCTGCCTACTACAGTTTGTAGTGATTTAGCAAGGTTAAATTTAAGGTTGCCATGCTACAGTACTTTCTCCTAGCCATCAACCCTTTAAGGAGGTCTCATGGAATTTAGTAGTTCCAGTGTTATGGCCTACATCCTCTATAAAGGAAAGAAGGCCGGTCATCCTATCAACAAAACACAGGCACAGAAACTGCTGTACTGTTGCTACGGCATTGTATTGGCCGCATTTGACGAGCGACTAACAGACGAGCACCCTAAAGCATGGCCGTACGGCCCCGTATTCCCTCGCACACTGAACGACATTAACAAGCATCGCCTCAACACGGACATGGCTGAAAGCTTTATCGCCTCATGCCCAGCAGACTGGCTGAAACTGATGGACAAGACGATCGAAAAGTTTTGGGACTATTCGGCTACGGCGCTGTCAACCTGGTCGCATCGCAAAGGTTCTCCGTGGGATAAAGCGGATCCGCTTGCTTCGTTGGACGACAGAGAGATTCAGAAATACTTTCAACAGTTCGTGCCAATTATCCAGGGAACCGCCGCATGACCACAGACGACAAGGATCTGTTTCCATCCGAGAACGAAAAACCGTACTCAGGCGATCTCTCTACTGCCATCGTCAAGCACATCGAAGACGACATCGAGGACGCCAGCGTTCTGCGTGACTGGCGCAAAGCGATAGCAGGAGCCATGATCGGGGTCTCGGTAGTGTTTTATATCGCGCTGATAATATTCGTCGGATGCTTGTGTTTTTGTAACTCGGTCGCTCAACGGGTCCTGGCTGCACCAACAGTTGCCATTGCTGCCATCGTGGTTCTGGCCGCTGTGCCATCCTTGATACTCGCGAGCGTCGCCCGTGCGGTGTTCGGGAAACACAACGGGATGGAATCGCCGTACTCACCTCTTCAGGCGATCATTCAC